AATAATTAATAAACTAACAAGAGAAGAACAACATGGCACTAAATTTTAACATAGATCCATATTTTGACGACTACGACGAGAGAGATAAATTTTATCGTTTACTCTTTCGTCCAGGATATCCTGTTCAAGCACGCGAACTCACGCAGATGCAGTCGATTCTTCAGAATCAAATTGCAAAACATGCTGAGCATATATTCAAACAGGGATCAATGGTTATCCCTGGTCAAGTGTCGTATGAAGATGATTTCAAATATGTTAAACTTCAGTCTATTTACAACGGAGTTGATGTAAATACTTACCTGAGCGAAATAGTTGGTCAAGAAATTATTGGTCAATCATCTGGGGTTAAAGCATTTGTTCTTCATGTTGAAAAACAGACAGATTTAGATCCTCCAACGGTTTATGTTCGCTACAATAAATCTGGAGCTGATGCTGACGGTAATCCAACAGATACTAAAATTTTTCAAAATGATGAGATTATTAGTTGCGAAACATTAACAGTTCCACGTGCCTTTAGATCAGTTGCAACCTCTGCTACTGGTCTTGGTACTGGAGCCTCTATTGAATCTGGTGTCTATTATGTTGATAAATTTTTCGTTCTTGTAGACGCTCAGAAAATCACTCTTGACAAATATAGTGCAACACCATCATACCGCGTAGGTCTTAATGTTGTTGAGACCCTAGTAACTCCAGAAGATAATCCTGATCTGTTAGATAATGCTATAGGTTCTTCCAACTATACAGCTCCTGGCGCACATCGTTACAAATTAGAATTAGTTTTGTCTAAAAGATCATTAGATTCTGAAGATGATAAAAACTTTGTTGAGATTCTTCGTCTCGAAGAAGGTAAAATCATTTACAAAACTAGAACCACAGACTATTCAATACTAGAAAAAACATTAGCTCGTCGTACATTCGATGAGTCTGGTGATTATGTAGTTAATAATTTTAACATTGATATTCGTGAACATAGAAACAACGATCGCGGTGAATGGAAACAGAACAGACAATATTTACAAGGTGACGTTGTTTATTATACATTTGGGGGAATTGAACAAAAATTTGTTGCTAAAAATACAGCTATTTCTGGAAGCTCTCCACCAATTCATACATCTGGAGAAGATGAAGATGGTGCTACTGGTGTTACATGGCTACATGAAAAAAATCCAGCATATAACAGAGGAATTTATACACCAGAGGATGGTGGAAACGAAGCTAAACTTGCTGTCGCTATTGAGCCAGGTAAGGCATATGTTCGCGGATACGAATTAGAGAAAATTGGAACTACATACGTTCCTGTGGATAAAGCAAGAGAGTTTCAGAGAGAACAAGACAGTTTAACTGAAACTCCTATTGGAAACTACGTTAATATAACCAAACTATTTGGTGCACCTAGAATAGATTTGTTTGAAACTGTTGATCTCTACGATCAATTTATTGCAACAGACGGGGCATCACCTGTTGGCGCGAACAAGATTGGAACTGCTCGCGTAAGAGGTCTTGAATTATTTGACAGAAAAGCTACTACTGCTGAAGATGTTTATTCTTTACAATTGTTTGATGTCAAAATAACAGCAGGGTACTCTTTAGATTTAAATTTAAAATCATTGCATAATTCCAACTTCACAGCGAATATTGACCCCATTCAAACAAAACTAACTGGTTCAGTTAGCGCCAGCAACTCAACCACACTAGTTGGTGTTGGAACTATCTTTGATACCGAGTTAAATGTCGGTGATTATATTGCTATTGGATCCTCATCTGTAGTTAGAAGAGTGAATACTATAACTAATGATAATAGTATTACTTTAAATACTGCTGTTACTGCTACTGGTGTAGTAGCATTTAAACTAACTACAACATTAACATCTCCAGAGCATTCTTCTTTGATCTTCAAACTTCCTTATAAGAATGTTAGAAAGATTAGAAGTGATGACGATGTAACTGTAAGAACTTCATATAACGTAACGCAGGTATTTGAAACATCTTCTTCAGCTGCTTCTGGTCAAAACTGCACAGTTACAATTAATAGTAAACGAAACAATGAAACATTCCAACCTGCTTCTGGATTTGGAACATATACATTGGTTAATACAACAACTGGAGCAACTGTTATCCCAACAGCAACTACTGTTGTGTCGCCAGAATTAAGACAAGTTGAATTTACGATCCCCTCAGCTAATGCAAATAATCAATTTATTGTTTATGCTGGTGTTAGGAAAACAGGTAACGGTGCGAGAGAGAAAACCAAAACATTGGTGGCTGGTGAAACCGTCAGCGTAACAACTTTAGATGCAATAAAGAATAAAAAAATAGAACTAAACAAAGCCGATGTTAGAAGAGTTACTTCTATTTTTATGAGTAATTCTTTTGGTACAATAGATCAGAGCAATCCAGCTAATATTGATATATTAGATTATTATACTTTGAATATCAATGCTAATGATTCTTTTTACGGTAATTCATATCTTGAACTGAAGCAAGGATACCCTATACCAACTGGATCAGTTATTGCCACGTTTGAGTATTTTCAGCATAGCACTGGAGACTATTTCTCGGTAGATTCATATACAGGATCTGGTCTTAAGTTCGAAGATTTACCTGATTATCAAGGTTCAAATGCTAGAGATATAATTGACTTTAGACCAAGAGTTGATTCAACAAATAACTCGTTCAACATAAACTCTGGTGCAGTCCTTTCTGAGCTTCCAAAAATTGGTGACAATTTTGAGTCTGATCTTTCATATTATATTGCTAGAATTGACAAGATCTCATTAGACTTCACTGGTAAACTTGTAAACACTAAAGGAATTCCATCGTATCTGGCTAGAACTCCAGCTACACCGCAAGATGGAATGCTGCTTTACACAATAAAACTTGAGCCATATACATATTCTACAGAATCTCCAGATGTTATTATTACCGCTGAAGACAATCGTAGATATACAATGAGAGATATTGGTAAACTTGAAAAGAGAATCGATAATATTGAATATTATACAACATTGAATATGTTAGAGAGTGAAACCGCTAACTCAAAAATTACAGACGAAAATGGATTAGACAGATTTAAGAATGGATTTATGGTTGACTCGTTTATTGGTCATGGAATTGGTGATGCACTTGACCCAGATTATTTGTGTTCTGTTGATATCGAAAAGAAAGAGCTACGTCCATTTTTCAGAATGGAAAATATAAATTTAATAGAAAAATCCTCAACAGATGGGCAACGAGCACTAAACAATTATAAAGTAACTGGTGATCTAATAACTTTACCATATGATGAAGTTCCATTTATTAAACAAAATATTTCTTCTAGAACAGAAAACGTAAATCCATTTGCAGTGTTTACATTTATTGGTAGAATTGATTTAAACCCAGCAAATGACGATTGGTTTGAAGTGGAAAGACGTCCTGATATTATCATTAATGTCGAGGGCAATTTTAATACAATGAAAACACTAGCGGAGAAAACAGGAGTTTTAGGAACTGTATGGAACTCATGGGAAACGCAATGGAGAGGAACACCAGCAGTTACAGGAACTAGATCTGGTGTGGAAGGGCGCGGACCAGTGCGTTCATTCACTAATGAGATTACAGCTACTGAAGTTGGGCAAACTAGAACTGGAACAACAACAACAATTACAGCACAAATTGATAGAAGACAAGTTGAAGACAGAGTTTTATCAACTGCAGTAATTCCTTATATTCGTTCAAGAAATTTACTGTTCCAGGTTACTGGTCTAAAACCCTCTACAAAATTTTATGCATATTTTGATGCAGTACCAATTTCAAAATATATAACTCCTGCAACTAAAATTTCTTTTGATGAAATTACAGGGTTTAGTAGCGACTTTGACGCAAAGAAAGCAGCTGGTGCTTCCTCTAGTGATGCATCAAGAAGGTTGCTAAATGATCCTTCAGATTCCCCTCAAGTTGCATTGAATAAAGGTGATATAATAACTGGTCAAACTTCTGGTGCTACTGCAGTTGTTGTTGGTACAGAGTTGAGCAATGAAACTGGTGCGAGAGCGATTTATGTTTTAAACATAAAGGGAACTTTCCAAGTTAATGAGGTTATTCTTGGATCAATTTCTTTAGCTCGTGGTAGAATAAATGCTACAGTTACTCCAAAAGTTAAAGGTGATCAGTTAGTTACAAACTTTAATGGTGCGCTTTTTGGATTGTTTGATATACCAAATACTGAAGCAGTTAGATTTAGAACTGGCAATAGAGAGTTTAGACTAAACGATTCTATTACATTTGATGGCAATACTACATCTTATGGTGTAGCTGACTATCGTGCAGAAGGTATACTTCAAGTTAAACAAGCAACTATTGAAGCAGTTAGAAATGCTAGATTAGTTACAGAGAATATCAGTGAAACGAGAACTATAACGGAAACAACAGAAAGACGTGTTGCGACAGGAGGATGGTATGACCCACTTGCCCAAACATTCTTGGTTCAGCAGAGGGGTGGTGCATTTTTAACTTCAGTTGATCTATTTTTCGCAACTAAAGACGAGAACATTCCTGTTAAGATTGAAATCCGCGAAGTTGTCAATGGTTATCCAGGTAAGAAGATACTACCATTTAGTCAAGTTGTGGTTAATCCAGAAAACGTCAAGATTTCTACTAGAACTGTTGCTATTCCATCAATGAATAATAAAATTGCAGCAGCTCCAGATTTGGCAACCAGGTTTACATTCCCAAGTCCTGTATATGTTAAAGAAGAAACAGAATACTGTATAGTTATCATTTCTGATTCAAATAACTATAATGTTTGGATCTCTAACCTTGGTGATAAAATTCCAGGAACAGATCGATTTGTTTCTGAGCAACCATATCAGGGTGTGTTCTTCAAGTCGCAAAATGCTTCTACCTGGACAGCAGATGACTACAAAGATCTTTGCTTTATTATTAATAGAGCTAAGTTCAATACAGAAGTCACTGGTCGTGTTGAGTTTATAAATGATGTTCTCCCAAGAACTAAGTTAGAAACCAACCCAATCCAAACTGCACAAAACTCTAGTGTTATCCGTGTATATCACGATAATCACAATATGCCTGTTGGATCTAAAGTAAACATTTCTGGCTTAAATACAACTGGAACATACAATGGCATTCTTGGTGCAAGAATAAATGGAACACATACTATTCAATCTGTAGATTTAGATGAATATACTATCACTTTAACTGGTGCATCTAGTACAGCAAACTTAAATGGGTTTACTGGTGGTGAAGATGTATATGCTACTGACAATATATTAATGACATCTTCTCAGCTGTCAATACAAACTCAAACTTTCTCAGATGCTACAATGAATTTTGAGACCATAACTACATCGGGACAATCAACTGATGGAGATGAACTTCCTTATATTAGAAGTATAACTCCATTACCAATAGTAGCAAATGAAACTACAAATTATGAAGAACCGATGATTATTTCGTCAGCTCTAAACGAAGTAGAAAAGTTGAACGGATTAAAGTCTCTAGAAATTGCTGCTGTTATGAATACAACTAATGATTCTATTTCCCCAGTTATAGATACTGTAAGAACATCATTAATTGCTATTCACAATAAGGTTAATTCTGCTAGCCCACTCAATACCAATATTAGCCCTCTTGATGACCAAATTTTGGTTAGCGCGAATAATACTATTGCCTTTGCTAGTGATAGAATTACAACTAGCAATTCTACACTGAGACAAACACTATCCTTTATTCCAATTGGTAGATATATTAGAATTGAAGGATCAGGTATCACTGGTAACAATGGTATTGCTTTAGTTACTGAGGTTGCTGCAGATGGTTCTTATGTTAAGTTCGATAAGACATTCACCGTAGCTGCGGCAGGAACTGCAATTAATTTGGTATTCTTGGCAAAGTATGTAGATGAGTTTGCTCCAAATAGTGGCTCGCAGTATAGCAAATATATTAGTAAAACAGTCAATTTGGCAAATCCGTCAACATTCTTTAACATAAGATTTGCTGCCTGTATACCTACAAAATCTGATGTCGTTGTATACTATAAATTAAATAAGGTTGGTGCTACAACACAATTTGATCAAGTTCCATATACTTTGATTCAGCCAGATTCTCCTGTAGTTAAGTCAATAAACAACATTGACTTTACGGATATAACATTTAGCGCTAAAGATTTGGAAGCATTTGATGCAATAAAGGTTAAATTGGTGTTTAGAAGCACAAACTCTTGTCGCGTTCCAAGAATTAAAGATCTAAGAATTGTTGCTTGCGCATGACAAAGTATTTAAAAGTCCAAGGTAATGATAGTCTTGTTAGAGATACTTCTAGCAAGGCTATCATAAATACTAATGCAAAAGAATATCAAAACTATGTTGAAAAACGTAATATGATGGCTAAACAAAAACAAGAAATTGATAGTCTTAAAAAAGATATGTCAGAAATAAAAGAGATGCTCGCTACTTTAATAGGTAAACAATAATGGCTC